AGTAACTGGTAAGATTACTGCAATCACATTAGGATTGTCAGGAACATATAGTCAAACAATTACTGGAAGTCCAAGTGGTACTGATGGTGCATTCTTTAATTTAGCAACATCTTTAAGTAGTAGTTTCGGATCGTCAAGTGGAGATATTGAATTAGTAGGAACTTCATCAAGTGGAGATAAAGTAGATAGATCAAATGTTGCTTTACCAACTTCTACTAATATAGCAAGTATATTAACCAATAATGCTTTACCTGATGAATTATATTTAAGTTTTAGATTTAATGCAGAAGGTGGTAATGGAGATTATAGTGATTTTAATGTTATTCTAAGTAATGTATTTGTAACAATAACTGCAACCAATGACTTAGCTAATGAGCCGATTGCATCACAAGAATTTAATGCAGGAATTGAAAAAGTATATTTAGGTAGAGATGTATTAACTGAAGGGTTTACTGCATATTCTTCTGTTGCAACCTTAACTGATCTTGATAATCCTGTAGCAATCCATAGACAATTATTACACAGTATCATTAATGTAGCAGATTCAGATAGTGATGCTAAAATAGAAAATTCAGGATATAAGTCAGTAGCAGAACTAAGAGATAGTACATTAACCAGTCCAACATCAACACATTGGAAAACACGATTAGCTTTACATGAACAAGAAGAATTAGAAAGTATTATGGAACAATTACAATATGAAGGGTGTTTCTTTTTTGAGTTTAGTCCACAAGCACAACAGACTTCAATATCAGGTGTAAATGAATTACGATACTTTACCATAGCAGATAGTGTAACTGCAAATGTAGATTTATCTCAAAATGATATTAGTGGATATGAACTTGGAATTACACCAGTTTCTGATCTTGAAACAAATATTGTAGTAAACTACAAAAAACACCCAGCAGAAAATCAATATCTAAAACAAGATACTTTTACATCTTCAACAAGTGGATCGGTACATAGCACCATATTTGACAATGCTTCACATCAAAAACAAGAAATCAATTTAGACTTTTTGGTAGATGCAGTAGATGATGTAGTAGGTTCAAGAAACTCCAGTTGGATTAATTTTAGAAAAAGTTTATTTGGTGAATATAAAACTACTGTAAGTGCAACTTTAGTAAATCCTGAAAAGTATGCGATGTTGCAAGTAGGAGATTTCATAGACTTTGGTGAAATTACATTTTCAGAACTTGGAACACCATTTGATGAAATATCAGATACCTTTGATAGTTTTATTGCTATGCCTACAAGATTATTTAAAGATGCTTGGAGTGGTAAAAAGTTCATCATCACAAATTTAAAAAGACAAGTTGGTAAAATTTCAATACAAACAAGGGAAGTATAATGGCAAGTTATTTTATATATGATAGTATTAATCAATACAGAAGTGATAACACAGTAAGTGAAGGACAAATGACAGATAGTGGTACACCTACTTTTTCTGCAACATCAACAATTACAGATCACGAAAGAGCATCAGACCAAAATATAGGAACAATTATTAGTGCAGTAGCAGATAGAGATGCAATAGAATATGCAGTTGGATCGTCAGCTACAGCAGATGCAGCAGCAGTTTATTTTACAGGAGATGATGGAGTATCAAGTGGTACTATTATGACTTTCTTTATAGATACTGATAGAGCAAGTTTACCAAGCAAAGGTACAATATCAGCAGTAAGTGCAGCAGGTTGGGCAGTAGCAGATTTAACAGAAACTACTGGAACAAAATTCTTTACTGAATTTAATGGATCAGTAACCAATGTATCAGAAATCCTAATTGGTAAAAAATTAGCTTTTGAAGTAGAGCCTGATGTTAATGTACAATCATCTATTGATTATGAAAACTCAATCCAAAGATCATTAGGTGGAGTTGAGTATGCTTTAAATGTCAATCAAGGACAAGAAGTTATTACCATATCATTTCAAAACATTTCAAGCACATTTAAATCTAATCTAATTACAATGCAAGATGCTTTGAAAGGTGAAGCGACAAAGTTTTTGTATAATGATGGAAGTTCTTTCCATTGGGTACGATTAGATAAACCAATGACATTTACTGAAATAGCAGATGGTAGATTTAGCACACAAATCGTTTTAAGGCAACAAATCCAATAAAGACTTTTATACTGAAAGGTATATAATCACCCCATAAACAAAAAAGCCCTCATTTGAGGGCTTCTTTGTAACTAAGAGGTAAAAAAATTATTTAAATATTCTTTTAGCCCATATAGTCCTCTACTGATGAAATTACTTTCATTTTTTTGTTCAAAGGTGTAGAATCAGAACCAGTATCAAATCGTTTTGTCTTTACACCTGTTAGGGGTGAATAGTTATTATCCTTGATTCTTAGATGTTTATATTTTCTAAGAAACTGCTTATAGAATTTTAATTCGACAGCATCTGATTCATGAATCTTTGGATCGAACATTTCATCACTACGATATATAAAGTATTCTAATTCTCTAAATATATCTTCAGGTGTTCTAAAATACACCTCAGGATTATCATGCCACTTTGGGTTTTCACCCCAAGAACCATCTTCGAATTGAACAAATTCGCTGTTAGCATTTCCAAATAAATACAAAACACCACACGCTTCTTCGAACATTTCTTTCATTATTTTTATATTTTCTTTATTCATTTTTTTCTCCATGTTTATTTAACATATTAGATAAAATATTACTTAATACAATTAGAATCAAGAGTTATTTAAAAAAAAGTTAAGGGTTATAAAAAGGGTTATGGGATCATACTCAAATTGTTAATAAGTATGTGGATAACAAGACTTATCAAAGGGTTATACTAAGGGTGCAAACAAAAGACAAAGACAAAGATAAATAAAAAGTTAAAGAATAAGAACAATTATAAGAAAAAAAAGAATTAGCAAAAAAAGTATTGACAAGTCCATTTGTTTATACTTAAACTTGGGGAGTTAGTTAAACAAAGGAGAATCGAATGAACGATAAAATAAAAAAAATAAATTATGACATATATAGATGTAAAAATCTTATTTGGCATATATCACAAAAAGATAATCAAACTGATCAAAATAAAATAGATATAAAGATGTTAAAAAGAAGAATCAGGTCGTTAAAGAAACAAAAGAAAATAAGTTAATAAGGAGAATAAAATGAAATGGTATTACGAAGGAATTGAATTACACTCTAAACTATTTGACGAGGAGTTAAAAGTTCGTGAAAATTGGACTTTAGAAGATTGGCAAGATTGGAACTCTTATAAACCTGCAAGAAATGATGAATTACAAAAAGAGTTTGATAAAGCAACTGAATTAAATATTCGAAAAGAATTAATAAAATATAATTGTGGAGAAACTAACAATTATGAATATTTGATTGAGCGAGAAAAAGAGGAGTTAGAAAAGGGAGAATAAAATGGTAATAGAAATTATAACTTACACTATTTTTATGATAATCATGTGGGAGTTTTTAAAAAAGGTGGTGCAAGAATGGTACTTGTAAAACTTACTTTAGAAGAATTAGAATTGTTGATTGAAGTAATGGAACGAAATAGAATTGACAATGATAATGAAAATAATCTTAGACACGATTTACGATCCATTCGTGAACAAGTGGAAGAAAAGAAAAATCGTTTAGCAGAAGAAATGGCAAAAAGACCAAAAGAAGAAGTAAGGTTTATGCCAAATCCAACTTCTGCTGAACACATTGAATAGGAGAAAATAATGGCTTTTGTAAACTTAAAAGACCTAAAGGCAAACATAGGTGGACAACTTAGATTAACTTTAAATTCAAGTGGTATCTATGAAGAAAAAGAATGGCAAGGTAAAAAGTTCAATACCTTTAAGTATGAAGTATTGGAAGATGGTAAAGCATTAACCTTAGATGCTACTGATTCACTTAAAAGAAAGTTGGACTTAATATCAACTGGAGATGACTTCTTACTAAGTTGGGAACAATTTACCACCAATGAAGGGCAACTTCGTAATTACTGGAAAGTTGAAAAGGTTAGTAAAGAATCTGCTAATCCTCAATTTGAGAATGTAAAGAAAAGTGTAAATGAGTTTGAACAACAACTGCAAAAAGATAAAGCACTAAAGCAGCAAGTTAATACTTCCAATACTACTTACACCAATGGTGCAAGATTTGGTATGATCTTTAATAATGTTGTAAAACTGTATATTGCAAATGGAATGATGTGGACTAAAGAACAATTTGTTTCTGAGTTTAATAGAGTAGAAGGTTGGGTAGAGTCTTGTGAAAACAAACCAAACACTCCTGTATCTCATAATGAACTAAAGCAATACGAAAGAAAGATTGAAGAAGCATATCCTGAAAAACCAGTTCAAATTGACGATGACGAACTTCCATTCTAATGATGACTAACGAACACATAATAATAATGCTTTTATTGTTAGTTGTTTTCTTGTCAGTTTCATTATTTGGAATTATGTTTGTGGGGCTAATATTATTATAAAGGAATATGGGGCAACTACTTCTACCAACTTCATTGTTGGGCTACTCTTTTGTTTAATTAACATATCACAATCGAATAGTAGTTGTCCCTTTCTCCTATCATGACAAAAGATAGGGTGAATAAACTTAAGGAAAAGGCAAGTGAAATTGCTGAAATGTTTAGCAACCCAAATCGTCAATTCAATCACACCAACGAAACATTTAAAGTAGCCAAGATCAAACCATTAAGTGAATTAACTGCTGGTATATTGTTTCAAAAAAGTTCAGGAAAACTTGCTTTAGCAATAGCATTTTGGAAAAATAATAAAGGTGGTCATTGGGATTATTTTTTTCCAACTGATAGTCATGTATTAGGATTTAGAAAAATGGAAAAACTTTTAGAAAGTGTAGAGGAGTATAACATTGGGAAAAATTAATTCACAAGCCAAAGGTAAAAGAGCAGAACGAGAAGTTGCTAAATTAATTAATAAATACTTAGGAACAAATGTAAGACGAACACCCCAATCAGGTGGATTATCTATTAAGGGGGACATTATAGATATAAACCCTAATTCTGCTGCATATAATTATCACTTTGAAGTAAAAGATCAAAAAAAATTGATGATTCCTAAATGGTGGGAACAAATAGATAATGATTGCCCATTAGCAAAAACACCAGTAAATGTATTTAAGATGAACGCACAGTTTTATGCTACTATGCAATTTACTGATTGGCTATCATTGTTAAAAGAAATAGAGGAACTAAAAGAATCTCATAGAGGGTTAGAGGAAGAATTAGAAGATTTAACACATAAACTATCAAAATAGGAGAATAAAATGGAATTAAGCAAAAGGGAACAAGCATGGTTACAACGAAAAGCATCATCACACCCAACTTATGATATGTGGGGTAAGTATGCTGGAACTTTACAAGAAAGAATGTCAAGAATAAAAGCAGTTGATCCTTATAGTGAAGAAGGGCAAAAACTTCAAGAAGAATCAAGAAAAAAATATGGTGCTTGGTGGTTATTTACTGATAATAAAATGCAAAAGGTAAACTGCGATAATTGGATTATGCAGTTTTATAAACCTGAAGGAATTACAAACAAATGATAAGTATATTAGTTACTATATTAGTATTATTATTATTTTATTGGTGGACAACAAAAGGAGAATAAAGTGGCACATACAATTTATAAAAACGAATCAGGAAAAAGACTTAAATCTGTTACTACTATCATCAATGGAAACTTAGGTTGGAATAAAGGAGCATTAATTGGTTGGACAAGAAAGCATTGTTTAAATGGTGAGGATTCTATGCAACTTTTAAAAGAAGCAGGAAGAGTTGGTACACTTGCACATATTATGATTGAACAATATGTTAATGGTGCATCAGTTATTTTAGACGATTATAATCCTAATGAAATATCACAAGCCAAGACTGCCTATTATGGTTTCTATGAATGGTTTGAAGATAATGATGTTGAATTTTACGAAACTGAATTAAAATTAGTTTCAGAACAATATCAGTTTGGTGGTACATTTGATGCAGTATGTGAAGTCAATGGCAAGTTAGTAATCTGTGATTGGAAAACCAGTTCAGATGTTTATGATGAGTTTTTAATACAGTTAGGTGCATATAGACAACTTATTAAAGAAAATCTTGATCATAACATTAGGGGTGCTATTCTTTTGAAACTAAATAAAGAGGAAAATGGCTATGAAGAACACAAGTACAACATTAAAGACTTGAACTGGGGTTGGAAGATGTTTAAGTTATTACTAAAAATTCAGGAGAATAAAAGATGAGAAAACGATTTTTAGACGCAGATATAAATAATAAGAGTTGGTTTAGAAAACTAACTGCACAAGAAAAAGTGTTATGGTATTACATAAGTACCAGTTGCACTCATGATGGCTTTTGGGAAAAAGATGATGAAGCCATTGGATTTTATTGTAATGGTTATGATGGACAAGTACCTGAAATCATTAAAGAAAAAATGGGCATGATACAAGTAGATGATTCACAATACTTATTAAAAGAATGGATAAAGTTTCAATATAAAGAACTAAAAGAAAATGTTTCTACACATAAACGAATCATAGAACGATTACGAAGAAAAGGGTTAGATCAACACTTTCCTGAATTACAAGAGGACTTTTAATGGATATAAAAGAACTTAATTCAATCTTAGTTTATTGCAAGGTAAATGACTTATTTCACATTGAATATGTAAGTGCAATAGGTGAACTAAGCCCAATCCTTCAAGAATCTATGCAATTATATTGTCATAGACTAAAACAACACATTACAGTAAAACAAATAATAACCAAAGCCAAAAAGCATGGATATAAATAAAATACTATGTGGAGATAGTTTAGAAGTCTTAAAAGACTTTGAAGATAACTATTTTGATAGTGTAGTAACTGATCCTCCTTATGGACTTGCCTTTATGGGAAAGAAATGGGATTACGATGTTCCACAAGTAGAATTATGGAAAGAAGTATATCGTGTCCTAAAACCAGGTGGGCATATCCTATCGTTTTCAGGTTCAAGAACCTATCACAGAATGGCAGTCAATATAGAAGATGCTGGATTTGAAATAAGAGATATGTTAGGGTGGTTATATGGTAGTGGTTTTCCTAAATCACATAATATTGGAAAAGCAGTAGATAAAATACAAGGTAATAAACGAGAAGTAGTTGGTAAAAACAAGAGTGGTAGTAAAAGAAATTGTATGGCAGGTGATTTTAAAGGTGGTGAATATAATATAAACAAAGGCAATTCAAAATGGGAAGGTTGGGGAACTGCACTAAAACCTGCACACGAACCTATTGTAATGGCAAGAAAACCATTTAACACATCAGTAGCAAAAAATGTCTTAACACATGGCACAGGTGGAATAAACATAGATGAGTGTAGAGTTGGAACTGAAAGAACAAAGACCACAATAAAAGATTTATCAGAAGCACATGGTAATAAGTTTGGTAAATCAGGAATTAAATACAAAACATTAGGTTATAAAGAAAATCCTGAAGGAAGATTCCCTGCAAACATTATCCACGATGGAAGTGAAGAAGTATTAGAAGTATTTGAAGAAAGCAGTAGGTTCTTTTATTGTGCCAAAGCAAGTAAAGCAGAACGAGATATGGGTTTAAAAGATTTGGTTTGGGAAAAACAAAGATTTGAAACGAAAGAAGTTGGGCATGGCAACTTGGGTGCAACAATGGAAAAATTTGATACAAAAGGAAAAAACAACCACCCAACAGTAAAACCAATAAAACTAATGGAATATTTAGTAAGATTAGTAACACCTAAAGAAGGCATAGTATTAGAACCTTTTGCAGGTAGTGGAACAACATTAATCGCTTGTAAGCAACAAGGATTCAATTATATAGGCATAGAAAGAGAGCAAGAATACTGCGATATAGCAGAAGCAAGATTAAAAGCAGTCCAAGTACAAGGAGAATTGTTTTGAAAAACAATATTGAAAATACTGCAAGATCGTATCAAGACCTAATAGATGAAGTAGAACAAGAACAAGCACAAATGCTGCAAGAACTAAAATATGTATTAACTGGGATCGTAGCAGGTAGAGAATTAACAGATCAGGAATATCAATGTTTCTACGATAGATCTATATACAAGAAACCTTTTGCAGATATAGCATTTAACATGAGAATATCAGAATCGGCTTGTAAGACTTACTATAACCGAGCCATCAAAAAACTATCTAAACAAGCCACCATAATTAAGCATTTACTTCGTAGAAAATAATCACCGAAAGTTATTGACACTTATTGTAGAAACCACTACTTTATAGTGTTAATTAAACAATAGCCGAAAGGCAGGAGAAAAAAATGACTTTAGAAACAATGAATAAAATAAACAAGTTAAACGATCTTGAAGCGAAGTATCAATATTATGAAGTAAATTGTGATAATATTTATGAATGGGCAAAACAAAGATATAATGTTGAAAAACCAACTGATGAACAATTAGATAGTATAGACGAATATCCTTTAAACTATTCTGATTACTATAAGAATGTAAAAGTTATTGGTAAAGCACAAAAAAATATTATCAATGAATTAAAAGAAAATGATAACATTGTAGTTGAATTTGATGGATATCGTTATACAACTATATAATTGTACTACCTCTATATCAGTTAAGTGCAGAAAACCCCTTTAATTAGGGGTTTTTTGTAGTCCTCAAAAAAAAATCTTTATCAACAATATCAACACTTACAAGGATCAGTAAGACTTTACTAAGGGTTTCTTGTAGTCTTTTTACCTATATAGTAGAAGGGTAACACCTTCCCTTTCGTTTTAATAACGAACATAACCTTCAAATAGTGGGGTGATTAGTTTGGCTGCAGTCAAAACAAAAAAGAAAGTCCCTGAAAAACAGGGGAATAACAGGGAAATTGGTTATAAGAAACCACCAGTTGGAAAGCAATTTAAAAAAGGTGCTTCAGGTAACCCTAAAGGCAGACCACCTAAAGAGTTTGCATTAAATGATCATATAAGAGAAATTGCTAATAAACCTGTGGGTAAAACCAAAAAGACTATGTTAGAAAGTGTAGTGAACACAGTATATCAAGAAGCATTAAGTGGGAATATGACTGCTGTAAACTTCTTGGCAGATAGAATCTTGGGTAAACCAAGTCAAAGTATTGGGATCAAGGATATTTCAGAAGAACCTATAAAAGTATTTGATATAGATGGATTGGAAGATTGATGCCACGAGGAAAGAAATCCTTAATGACAAGACACGATACAAAATCTTATCATGTGGGAGAAGGTGGGGAAAGTCTTACTTCTCAATTTTATTTTTATTGTCAAAACCTTTTAAAGCAAATGAAAGAAGGTGGATTGTCTTTCCTACATATAGACAAGCAAAGATGGTATCTTGGAGTATCCTCAAAAACATTTTTGCAAAGAAAGAAGTTAGTATTAATGAAACTGAACTATCTATTACTCTTAGTAATGGGGCAAAGATCGAACTCAAAGGGGCAGACAAACCTGATTCACTTCGTGGGGTGTCAACAACAATGGTAGTAATGGACGAATATGCTTTTATGAAAGAGAATGTTTGGGGAGAGATTATACAACCAACCTTAGCAGAAACAAAAGGAAACGCACTATTTGTAGGAACTCCTACTGGGGTGCAGAATCACTTTTATGATCTATTTGTCAAAGGACAAAGCAAAGGTAGTGATTACAAGTCTTGGTCTTTTACTACATTAGAAGGTGGCTTTATTTCTGAATCAGAAGTAGAGAATGCCAAAAAGAATTTAGATAAGAGAACTTTTGAGCAAGAATATCTTGCAAGTTTTCTTACTGCTGCAAATAGAGCAGCATACAACTTTAGTAGAGATATACATTGTAAAGTCATGGACAAATCTCCAAGAATGTTTTGGGGTATTGACTTTGGAGTAGCATCATATATGACTGCAATACTTATGTGTGAAAATACTGCTGGTGAAGTTTATGTGTTTGATGAGATTGGTTTACAAAACTCTAACACATTTGAACTGGCAAAATTAATGAAAAAGATTGCACCAAATACTCCATGCTTTCCTGATCCAGCAGGTAAAGCAAGAACAAGTAATAGTACAAAGTCAGACCACATGATATTACAAGAAGCAGGGTTTACAGTCATTAGCAAGAAAGCAAACCCAACACAAAAAGATAGACTCAATGCTTTGAATAAGATGTTAGAAGATGCTACTGGAAAGCACAGATTATTTATCAATCCTAAGTGCAAGAACACCATAAGGGATTTAGAGTTATGTACATTGGAGAATGGACAAATATTAAAAACAGAAACCTTATCACACTTTTTAGATGCGTTGTGTTATCCAATAGACTACCGATATGGATTTAAAGGTAAAGGTATGTCAATAGAATGGTAGAGTTCGGATTGGGGTTTTGTATTGGGGTTATAGTTAGCATGATCTGTGCTATGGTATGGGGATACCGATTAAGTGTAAAAGAAGATGAACAAAACAAAGAACTCATCAAAGAGTTTACAGACAGATACATTGACAATATGCAGTCTGATGAGATAAAATTTTATAAAAGGTATAAATCATGATAATTTATAATTTAACTGAGAGAATGTTGCATAGACTTCTTATGGAAACGATAGAAGAAGGATATGACAAAGAAATGGAGGAAAGAGAACGACTTCTTGATTACTTTGAGGGGATTAACTTAGAACACGATATTAAAAGATACTTTGATAGTGAATCGCTTTCACAAATCCCACCTATGTACATCAATCTTGTACGAAACATTATCAGTCGTAGAGCATTGGTATATCAACAAGCACCAATACGATACAACGATACTTACAATGAAGTCATTGGAGAATTTGACTCCTTTATGAAACAATTTGAGCAACTTACTTTTTTATTAGGTACTGAAGCATTATACACCCATTGGGACGATAACCAAAAGAAACTAAAGTATAGACCAATTCATTTCTTTACACCTTTCTTTAGACCAAATGAAGATGAACCTTTTGCTATTATGTATCAAGCAGAATCACAACTTCAAGCAAGAACTGATGATGCACAATATATGTTTTGGAGTAAAGATACAGAAGATATGGAAGGCAAACACTTTATGATTTCATCTAAGGGTAAGATTACTTCTATTGTACCTGATGATAGAAATCCTTATGGTGATATACTTCCATTTAACATAGCACATAGACACCCATTTACAAGAGATTTCTTTAGAGAAGGGGCAAGTGATCTTGTTGATGGTATGAGAAGTATTAATATTATGCTTACTGAACTTGCATTACATGGACGATTCCAATTAGGACAACCAGTTTTTACTGGGCTTGATACAGACCAACGAATTGACATGGGACAAGACAAAGCATTAGTATTACCTGAAGGTGCAGACTTTCAGTATAGAACACCAAATGCAAATGTACAAGCCATGATTGAATCAACAAGATATATGGTAGATAGTATTGCACAATCCAACAATGTCAGAATCAACTGGACACAGAATCAAGGAGAAAGTGGGCTATCAAAGAAAATGGCACAATTAGATTTAATGGACGCATTACGAAGTGATGTAGAACAAATATACAGACCATTTGAAAGAGAACAATTTAGAATTGCATCAAGAATATTAGAAGTATCTGCGAACATCAATCTTGGGGATCAATTTAGTATTGACTTTGCTGAAAGAGAAGTACCAATGAGTCAAGATGAAGAAATAGCATATTACACTTGGGCATTTGCAAATGATTTAGAAACAAGACAATCTTATTTAAGAAAGAAAAACCCTGACTTGCAAGAGGAAGAAATACAAGGTATCGTAGATCAAATAGATCAAGAACAACCTCAACAAGCAGATGAAACACAATCTATTATAGATAGAATAGGTGAACAAGTTGGCTAAGTTAGATTTCTACAATAAAGAAATAGAGAATATTCAAAAACAGTTATTGGATAAATTGGATAAACTTGTAGTGGGCTTAGGTACAATATCTGATACTGAACTAATGCAGATTGCAAAGCAGATAGATTTTTTTGCAGAAATGGAAACATTAGGGTTTGGTAAACTGATGAATAAAGTAGGAAAAACTTATGATGATGAGATAGCAAGAGTATTTGCAGAACTATCAAGGAAAGATTTGGGAAAAGTATCTGCAGCAAGTATTGATGCTTTAAGAGAACTAAAGAACTTTGAAATGACTTATTTGACAAATGGAGTAAGGCAGTATTCAGATCAACTAAAGACTGCTATGCTAAGAGGGATCATAACTGGAGAAAGTAATATTCAGATAATGAATAACATTAATAACACTTTTGGTGTAGGAACTTTTATCAGTTCAAGTGAAACTTCTTTCTTAATTAATGATGCTTTTTCAAGATTTAGTAATGCTTCAAGGGCAAAAGCATACGAGGAGTTTCCTGAAATTAAATTTACATACATTGGAACAAATGATGACAAAACAAGAGAAGTATGTAAAAGGGCATTGAAACTTCCACCACTTACAAGAAAAGAGATAGATGCTTTAGGGTATGTAAGTTTTATAGATAGAGGTGGATATAATTGCAGACATGATTGGGTGAGAGCAAAGTGAAAGCATCTGACATACCTAAAGTAACAAACGCTTTTATGAAAACTTTAGCACAACTTGCTATAGATGAAATTCAGCATGATGCAAGTAAAGGTAAGTTTCAAAATGGTGCAAGAAATAAAAGATATAAAAGTGATACTTACAAAAGATATAAAAGAAATAGTATGACTGGTTTTAGAACTGGTAAAAAATTAAAAGCATTTAGAAACCAATCAACTGACACAGAAACTTCTTTTGTCAATATGAAATTGACTGGAAGAACATTAAGGGGTATGAGGGCAAGTTCAAGTAAAGGAACAGCGATAATAACTTATGATAGAGGTGAAATAGTTTTAGGAAATCGTAAAAGAGGATATGACATTTACGATTTGTCCAATGAAAATAAGGAAGTTATTTTAAAAGATTTAGAGAATCTTTATTCCAAAAGAATAAAGAAATATGTATCTAAAGACATAATAATAAAATAAGGAGGGCAGAATGTCCGAAGAAAATGTAAAAGTAGAAGAACAAGCAGTAGCAGAAACTCCTACACAGGAAAATACTGATGCAAAATCAGAAGTCGGTAGTTTAATTGCAGAAAGCAAGAAATACAGACAAAGAAGCCAAGCAGCAGAAGCCGAGTTGAAGGAACTCAAAGATAACCTCAAACTTCAAGAACAAAAACGACTTGAAGAAAAAGAGGAGTTTAAATCTTTGTACGAGAATGTCAAGGCAGAAAACGAAAAGTTAAAACCAGTAGTTGAGCAATTTGAGATTCAAGAAAAACAAAGACGAGAACATCTGCTGTCCCAACTTTCAGATGAAGATCAAGAAATCTATATAGACCTGCCAACAATTAAGTTGGAAAAGCACATTGAAAGATTGGGAAAAAACAAAGTGCAAGTATCAGATGCCAAAGAAGTTACATCAAGTGGTAAGTTTGCAACCAATACAAAGTTTGCTGACATCACAGATGAAGATAGAAAGAAAATGAAACGCGATCCTAAACTTTGGAATCAGATATTAGAGGGCTATAGTAAAGACTAATTAAACACATTTAAAAGGGGCTTAACATGGCTAATGTAACAAAAACAACAACAGATGTTTTTCTTGGTGAAATGTGGTCAGATGCTGTCTTAGAATTTGCACAAAAAAGAATGCAATTAAGAAATCAGATTACTGATTTTTCTGCACTTGCAACTGGTGTTGACAGAATCAATATTCCACAAGTCAAGGAAGATACAAAAAGAGATAAGTCAGCAGATTCTGCTGTAACTTATGATGCTAACACAGATACATCAAGAACAATCCCTCTTGACCAACATATCTACGAAGCAAAAAGAATTGAAGATATTGCAAATGTGCAATCAAATCAATCCTTATTTGAAGTATATGCAAGTTCAATGGGTTATTCTTTGGCTAAAGGTGTAGAAGCATACTTAGCAGGTAAAATCCAAGGACACACACAAAACTTAGTAACTTTGGCTACAGATGACATCATCTTACCAGCAGAACTAAGAAGTGGACTTGAACTACTATTAGATCAAAACTACGATTACACAGATGGAGATACTTTCTTCTATGCTAATCCAAAAGCATATATGGGCTTATTAGGACAAGGTGATTTTACTGAAGCACAAAAAAGAGGAGATACAATAAATCCTATCGCTTCAGGTTCAGTAATTGAAATCTATGGTATGCCAGTATATCCTTCAACCGACTGGTCTGAAGGTGGAGTAAATATCTCAGGTTCTGTATTTAAAAGAGAATCAGTTTACTATGCTGAGCAATTTGGCGTAAGAAGTCAAAGTGCTTATGACATTGACCACTTAGCAACTTCAGTTGTGGTTGATATGTTGTTTGGTGCAACACTATCACACCCTGAAGAAAATGCTTTAGGTGGAATTGTCAATTTCAAGAATGCTTCATAAGCATAATTGAAAATCGATTAAATATGGGGCTAATTTCGGTTAGCCCTATATTGCCATTAGAAACTAATTTGAAGGGGATATACATGCCAATATACGAATATAAATGCACTTGTGGTGCAACATTTGAAACATTACAAGGTTTTGATGAGCCAAAACTTAAAAAATGCAATAAAGACATTCACGAATGTAGTGAAGAAGGTGAACTTACAAGATTGATCAGTAAACCCACTCTTTTAAAGTTAGGACATTTGTCTGATAAAAAACTAAGAGAGGAACTTGGAGATAATATTGATTCATGAGTAGTAATACCAATATAGGAAATACACCTGTAAATCAGGGCTATGTTCAGTTAATTCATACTGGAGAAACTGGTGGTATAGATGGTACACTTCGTACATTATATGATGGAGATGGAACTGCTGCAGACTTATTGATTGCAAGTGATAAAGTAAAAGTATCTACTGAATTATTTATTGGGGCTAAAACTTTAACAGAATTTATTCAAGACACAGTAGGTACAATGTTTACTACTGGCAACTCATTGACCAATGTAAGTGTAACTTATGATGATGCAAACAATAATATAGATTTGAATGCAACTGGTGAAGTAACTCTTACTGGATCACAAACTCTTACAAACAAAACACTTACCAGCCCAATAATCAATACAAGTGTAAGTGGTACTGCTATTTTAGATGAAGATGATATGTCATCTAATAGTGATTCCAAACTTGCAACACAACAATCAATCAAAGCCTATGTAGATGCAGAAGTATCATCATTAGTAAGTTCTGCACCAACTGCTTTGGATACCTTAGATGAATTAGCAGCAGCATTGGGAGATGATGCAAACTTTGCTACTACAACTGCTACATCATTAGGGGAAAAATTAGTAAAAGCATCTAACTTATCTGATTTGACTAATACTACAACTGCAAGATCAAACTTAGGATTAGGAAGTTTGGCGACTGCAAACAACATTTCAGTAAGCAATTTCAATGATGCAGCACTTCAAACATCATCAGAATCTTTTGCAGATAATGATACTTCACTAATGACTTCTGCTGCTATACAAGACAAAATAGAAAGTTTTGGTTATACAACAAATACAGGAGATATGACTGGTGTAAGTATTACTGCAAGTAATCCATTGGACATATCACAAAGCAATACTACAAGTGGTAGTTATTCTGCAACAATAAGTTTAGTTGCTTCCGAGTTTGGTGGATATTTAGCAGATATGACAGAATCAGTTGTTGGTGGTACTGATGAATTAGCAGTTTTAGACAATGGAACACTCAAAAGAAAACAATTTGATGAAATAGGACTAAGTTCATTTAATAATGATTCAGGTTTTACAACTAATACAGGTGATATAACTGGTATTACTACTGCAACAACTTCAGGTTTAACTGGTGGTACAACAAGTGGTACAGCATCTTTAGTTGTAGACTATTTACCAGCAACAGATGATAGAGATGTAAAACCAAATGCAATAACTACTTCTGGTGTAAAACAAGTAAGAGCATACTTTGCTACATTGGGTGGATTAACTGGTAGTGCTGATAGTGATTATCAAGATTTATTAGTATTAGATACATATTCAGATGGTACTGGTGGAGATTTAAATGCTTTAGCATTTGATAAATCAGAACAAAAAATTAGACATTATTTAGCAGACCAAAGTGCTTCAACATTCGGTACTGCAAAAGTATTAGCATATACAGATGATTTACCAATCACAGCACTAAACAATGCTACTGCAAATGAACTTGTAACTGTTGGATCAACTACAACAGAATTAGACGCAGAATCTAATCTTACTTTTGATGGTACAGATTTAGCGATATCAGCGACAGGTAAGATTCATTTAGATGGTGGAAGTGGAACTTATGTACACGAACTATCTGACAATGTTATAGAATTTAGAACTGACAATAATCCACAATTAAAAATAGATAATAGTGCAGGTGTTATTGTTAATGATGGTTCTTATGGTTCTTTTGATTTTAGAGTAGAGTCTAATAATAATACTCATATGTTATTTGTAGATAGTGGTAATGATAAAATCGGCATAGGAACTTCATCACCTGAAAGTAAATTAGACTTAGGTGGTGGTACATCAGGACAAAGATTAACATTTTCAAATACAGGTGTAAATACAACTAATGGTGCAAGAACACAAGCAGAAATAGGATATAAAACAGGATCTTACAGTGGTGCAGCAGTTATAAAGATTTTAACTGAAACTGCTTTTGATGATAGTATGGCATTGGCTTTTCATACAGGAACATCTGCTGCTGAAAGTATGAGAATTGATGCTTCTCAAAATGTCGGTATAGGAACTTCCACACCAAGTGTAAAATTAGATGTTGCAGGTGGAGATATAGCAATAGATGCAACTCAAAAACTTTACTTAGATGGTGGTTCTCATACTTATATAGAGGAATCATCTGATGATTTTATGAAAATATTTGTTGGTGGACAACAAATGTTAGGATTGTTTGAAGGTAGCACAGATAGTGTATTTGCACCTGATAATGTAAGATTAGGTGTAGGTAATAGTCCTGATTTAGTTATGTATCACGATACTACTAATTCACATATTTTAAATTCTAATGGAGATTTAATTATTAAAAATGCTGCATCTGATGAAGATATATCTATACAAGTAAGTGATGGTGGTTCAACTACTACTGCTATTTTAATTGATGGAAGTGAAATAGGTAGAGTTAAATTACCAAATGATAATCAAAGATTTGTATTTGGTGCAGGAGATGATTTTCAAATGTTTCACGATGGAACAAATAGTCATTTTGAAAACCTAACTGGTGATTACTACATCACTAATCACGGCGACAATGAAGACATTATATTTAGATGTGATGATGGTAGTGGAGGTGTAACTGCTTATTTAACAATAGATGGAAGTGCTACAAGAACTAATGTTCACAAAGATCTAAGATTAGATAATAGTGTTAATTTATCGCTTGGTGGTGGTGGCAATATGAGTATGTCACACGATGGAAATAATGCAACCTTTTCTAATGCTACTGGTAATCTAACTATACAAACATCAACTGATGATGGAGATGTTATTTTTAGATGCGATGATGGTAGTGGAGGACTTGCTACTTACCTAACATTAGATGGTAGTGCAACTAAAACAACACTACAAAAAGATTTAAGAGCAGA